TGACAGTAAAATCTCGTAACCATTGTGCTTGGGATAACTCGTTTATGATATCCGCCTTTTTGATATAACAAAGTTTGTTGCTTTATTCTGTTAGTTATTAACAAGTTGTTCATAGGTGATGTAAACTTTTGGTTTGTAGTCTATTGAATACACTTGCCATCCATCTTTAATATACTTCTTTGCATAGTAGATGACTTGCTTCTCATCGTCCAAAATGATATCACTTCGCAATACTCCTTTACACAAGGTTAAGATGTAATGACTCAATGGTGTGGTTATAGTATGAAACTTCAGGCTGATACCCCATATCAAGAAAATCTTGGTACTGCTGACGTGCGTGTATTACCGATGAGTGGTCACGTTCAATAAACAATCCTATCTTCGTTAGTGGTAATCGCAAATGCCTTGCACAGACATAACAAAATAGATGTCTTGCCCTGACGTATTCAATCTTCCTACACTTGGAGATAATCTCATCAGGTAGTATACCAGTTGCGTGGCATACAGCATCTAACACCTCTTGCATAGTTGCATTGCTCATCTTTGGCTTGAATGGTTTTGCAATCTGATTTCTTAAGCGTTTAATCTCATTCTCTAAAGCAGATATTTTTGCACTGCTTCTGTTCTTTAGTTTGGTGTGTTGTGCTTTCAACACGATGTATTCATATTCGTAGTTCATTCTTTTAATTCATTAGGGTTCTCTAATTGCATAAATCCAGTATGCCGATTACTACCCATCTCTTTTAAAAATTGTACTTCAACTTTTGCTGAATTAATAATCACCTGAGCAACTTCGCTAATTGCTTTTGCTTTGTCAATTTCCATATCACCGTCTTTTAACATTTCAATAGTTTCAAATAGGTGATGTCTAAGATCTTGAATTTTGTCTTTTGCCATTTTCTGTAATTAATTTAGTTATTGTTTTCTTTAAGTTTATTATTTCTTTCAATTCTTCTGGTAGATTATGCACTGAATTTCTTTTCATATTATCCTCATAAGTAATGAGCTCAAGATTATCAATACATATATTACTTTTGTTTCCGTCTTTAAATGCCACAACGTATCCTTTTGGAATTTTACCGTTGTGTTGCTCCCATAAATATCTATGATATAAAACAAAATTATTCGGTTTGTTTTCTGTTACCTTGATTAAAGTAAATCCATCCTTATCAATTCTCTTTGAACCAAGTGGTCTGTAATTGTGTGGTTTATTACCTTTTTTAAATTGTGTTTCCTGCCCTCCAATTTGCAAACCTTTGATACCTTTGTTCCAGGGTTTATTACCTTTTTTGAATTGATTTTTAACATTAGGTTCAATTGTATAAACATATTTTTCAAGGTAACTATTTTCCTTTTTGAGACCTAACCTAAATGCTACATTGTACACTTGTGATATACTGCACTCAAATAATTTAGCTAATTCTTTAGTGCTTGTATTTTTATAAACTTTTGATAGTTCAATTATCTCTTTTTCTGTCCAAACTTTTCTTTTCATAATGCTTCTCTATATCTTGTAAATTTACCCTCGAAAGTGCAAGGGATAGTTGCACATTCACCGTGTCGGTTTTTTCTTATGATTAACTCTGCATCTAACTCTAACTCTGGTTTATCTTCCTCATAGTATGCTGGTCTGAATGGAAACATAACCACGTCTGAATCTTGCTCAATAGCACCACTCTCACGAAGGTCTGAAAGCAATGGTCTTTTATCTGATCTCTCCTCACTCTTTCTTGACAACTGTGCTAATGCTATAACCGTAATGCCTAACTCCTTCGCCATTATTTTTAGCTGACGTGATATTTCTGCTACCTCTTGTTCACGATTTTGCTTTGTACCTTTCAGTAGTTGCATATAGTCTATGACTACCAAGTTTAATCCGTGCTTTGCTTTGTGTAAACGTGCCTTGCCTATCAAGTCGTAAATGGTCATTGTAGCATCGTCATCTACCGATAAGTCACCATTGAATGAGTTAACTACTCTTGCCATTCTTTCAAGGTCATCAACAGTTACCTTTGAGTTGCGAATTTTGTAGTTATGTATCTCACCCATCGTTGCAAGGAATCTTTTGGCTAACTCCTCCTTGCTCATCTCCAATGAGAAAAACAATACATTGCCAAACTGACTTGCCTCTATTGATAGGTTCATAGCCATTGCAGTCTTACCACTACCAGGTCTACCGGCAAGTATAACCACGTTGCCTTTATTCCACCCACCCAAGTACTTATCAAGGTACTTCCAACCGGTGGGCATACCCATTCTCACCTCACCCCTCTTTACACTATCCTCAATTTCATCGACAACCTTACCTGCTATACTTGACATAAACTCACTTGATTTACTAATTGACAGTTGAGCATCTTGAGTTAGGTTGTTAAGTGTAGTGATCATTTCAGGTAACTCCTGGTTCATATTGAAGTTAGCAAGTGCATTCCTTAACTGTTTAGTTTTATATTCAACCTCGATGTTAAAAATAATCTTCTCCGTGTGAACGTTTGAGCTAACGAGATTAGTACTTTGAGCAATATACTGAATGTGTTCTTTAAACTGCATCCCTACCGATGGTAAGTTTATTGGATCATTGGTAATATACATCTCTCGCATACGTTCAATAATAGCCCTATCCTTACCCTCTAACCATATAGGGTTAAGTTTAGTTAAATAAACGTGGCTCTCTGGGTATACTAAAAATATACCTATTAATTCTTGGTTAGTCATCTAATGTTGCTTTAGGTGGTTTGTTCAAATTTATTTCTTTTTTTACTTTATCAAAAAACAATCCTTTCCATCCGTTGCTAATTGATATATCAACAACCTCATCAAATTGCTTTGCTGATACGTTCTTCATTATTTTTGTTATTAATGTCTTTATACTTAATTCTGATTTATACATATTATTAATTTCTATTTTATATTGAAGCCATTTAGCAAATGAATCCCTATACTCTTTATTAATTATATTTATATACTTATCTATATCTATGGTATGATTCTTACCCGTACCCTCCGTATCAGTTTTACCCCTACCCTCCGTATCAAATCTAACCATAGGGTAAATACGTCTTTCAATCACTTCTTTTTTGTCATTCCTTATAACTTCCCTCTTTATATAGTTAAGTTCTTCTAACGTCTTTAAATCACTTTTAACGGTTGATTCTGATGCTTTTAACAACTCACAAATAGTTGAATTTTTAAGGTAGGCATAATCCTCCTTTTTAGCCATTGCATTTAACAATCCCATTAATATTGCTTGTCGATGATTCAAATGGTCTAAAATATAAGATTGAAAAATGATATACTTACTTATTTGTTTTTTCTTGTTTTGGTGGGTCATAGTCTCTGGTTCTTAAAATAATTTCATTAGTCTCCGTGTCTAATATATCCATATCAATTCCCCACGACATTAAGTTTTCTAATAATGTTTGAATAACTTCAAAGTTGTTTGTGTCTGCGATTCCTTGTGAAACAATACCGTGTTCAAATGAATCAAAATAACCTGTTAATAAATATTTTTTCATTGCATAAAAAAACCCGCACAAGTATGAAGTGGTCAGCCTTCATACCCATACGGGCAAATATCTTTTAAACTTAACGACCTGACCTTCGTTGTTGTTTACACTACAAATATACTATTTATTTTTTATTAGTTTTTCTTTTTTGAATAATTTTTTTCTGACTAATTCAGTAATTGTACATTCGTTATTAAATGCTTGTCTGTCCAAATCATTCTTTTCCATTTGTGTGATTCTAATTTTCAACACAAACGGCTTCGTTTTACCTTCTACTTTGTGGTATTTCATATTAATCGATATCTTGTAATTGTTCTTCCATCAAATTTTGCTTAGCAATTTCAATTGTTGCCATTAAATATTCTTCACCGTATGCTTTAATAATCTGAGCAACCAAAAATGATATTGGTGCAACTGACATATTTTCATTGGTGTTTTTTGTAGACAATACCCCAATCTTTTCTTCATTATTGTCATCTAGATAATCATATATTAAACAAAAATAAACGTTGTCTTTGGGATAAGTCTCTATATGATTACTTGTTATTCGAACAATTTCTTCTATTGAATCTTGATGTTCCTTATTTTTATTCCATTGAATTTTTTCCATAATTTATTTGTTCTTTAGTTTCTTTAAATAATTCTTTCCAATCTCATAGATTGATACTACGATTAAACCAAGTATAATCGCTATCGGTAAAAATATTACTGGTGTTTCCATACCACAAATATAAAACTTTTTTCTTTATTGCAAAATTAATTTCAAAAAGTCGTGAGCAATAGACAACTTTTCAGTCACATCAAACTCCACATCGTGACGTTCAATTTCAGCAACGTGCAACTGTTTTTGTTGTGGCATACGAGGGTCGTAACTAACAAAGTATCCCTTGTCTAAATTGGTTGCTAACATACCGAGTTGCATCTGCCAGTAGTATTCTGGATGGATATCCTTAAGACTACCTGCATCATAGATATTGAAGTTCTTTAAATGGATGCCACTATTGAAAGGACATTTGATTTCAAGGATAGCATTATCTGATAAGCCGTCAGGTGAGTAACCACTGTTATCAAGGTAGGGAATAAACACATAGTTCTCTCCACCATAGTAAGTCCACTCGTTAAAGTCAACCTTACTGAATGTATGGAAGGCATTAGGTTCTTGTTCCTTACCCCAATCAAGGGCTGCACCGAAAGCCATCTTGCGTTCGCCAGTTAAGATTTCAGCTGCCTTCTCATAGATGTATGTCTCGGCAGTTTTAGATAGGGCAGAACCACTTCTTGAACTGCCCATTAATTTGTGTATCTCGGAAGCGGTAAAGCGAGTTCCTCTCGCCTCTAACCACTTATCTTCTGATTGTGTGAATGTTATTTCCATATTGTTTCTTTAAAGGTGCAAAAACATATATTTTGTACGTTATGTTGTACATTATATGCAAATGCACCTGATGTTATTTGTCAAGTTTTTTGCACAATTTACTTGACTTTTTTTCATATCTAAATCCTTTTGTCATTATTCATTTTACTGCTTTTAACAACTCTAACTCGTTCGCACCTACTGTGTACTTCCTGGTAATGTCAGCAATTGGGTTACCTTTTTGTAAATGGTCAAGTGCCTTCTCCCACATTGGATGATTTTGGTTCAATACTTCCTTAACCATCTTCTGTGGTTCTTTTACGGCAGCTGCACTATTACCATCGTCATCCTCTTGAGATAAGTTAAAGATACTTGCAAGGGCATAACGTCTTGCATAGGTGATAGCACTACCTTGTTGTTGTGGGTTGTTTAAATCCTTCATACGAAGTACTTGTTCACTCTGCATCCACTCGCCTGATTCAGCGTGATAAACTGTGGTAACCAATACGTCATCGTTAGGATGTTGGGTAACCAATAAACCACACTCTTGAAGGATAGGGTTAATGGTATCAAGGATAGATGTAAGGTCTGCATACTTCTTCTTGAAATGGTCGTTTTTAGCGTTCTTCTTTACGCTACTAACCTTGCCTTGAAACTCAAATAAGGCTTTGGTTAAATTGGTGAATTTCTCTGATGTTTTCATTTGTATATTGTTTTAGTATTGTTTTCTGAATTGATAATAATCTGTTCTGGTCTTTCTCCATAGTAGTAGATAAGGTCATTGATAATGTCGTACCTTGCGTCATCGTGTAAATAAGTAAAGGAAACAACTGATGTGTTGTCCACCTTAATAACTGCATCCTCATAATCGTCACCGAATAACTGATATGCTTTACGCTCAACTGAATGTAAGTCAAACACCATAGTGCAGTAAGGGAACTCAACTATTAACTCATCTACATCTACATAGATAAAAGCATCAACCTGCATCTTCTACCTCCTTTAATGCGTGACGTAAAACAACGAGTGCCTTCTCTGAAACGATGCCCTCGCCTTTTAAATACTTTCTAACCGTAGGTTGGCTAATGCCAGTTGCCTCCGATACCTTTTTTACCAAGCCGTGCTTTCTGTTCAGCTTGATTCGTTTGATAATGTTTTCTATTTCCATACCACAAATATAAAATAAATTTGCGATATAAAAACAAATGTTTCTTAAATAATGTAAAAAAAATTATTTTTCAAGTGAGTCAATCACCCACTTTTCTATTCTCTGAACGAGTATATCTACGGAAACTTCATTGAGTCCTGGTTGTACGAAAGGTTGAGGACGTGTACCTTTCTTTGCAATCTTACGAGCGATAACGTATGCAAGTGATTTTGTTGCAGATATTCGGTCTTTAGCATTTTTAATCTTGTCTTGCATTGACCTTTTTTCTTGTATCCACTGATAGATATTTTTAATCGGTGGCATCTTACCTGCTGACCTTCCGTTCTCAACATACTGCCAATAATCTTCCATCTCAACACTTAAATTAAAGCCTCCTTGCTTTGGCTTAACTATCGGTGAGATACTTCCATCTAAAGTGCTTGATGCGTTTGTTTTGTTTTTGCGTAAATTAATACGCATTTGTTGAGCAAGTTGGTTGCCATAATTTTGAATTACTCGTAATAACCCATCATCCTCAATCGGATTGAAGTTTTTAAAGTCCTCACCTAACTGCTCAATTCTTTTATCCATTCAAAACCTTTTCAGCGTAATCGTAAAAATCCTCAAGTCTATTCAACCATCCACGTCCAAAAGTAGCAAATGATTTTAGACCTTTTAAAAATTGCACTCGGTGGATATAGCAACCATCAAAAACGTATTGCTCTCCTTTAGACTCTATAAGCCCATTTAAGGCACTCAAAGTCTTTTTACCTATGATACCATCAACTGTTAACAAAAATCCTTCAGAACGCAAATAATACTGCAACTGACGTGATGCACCACCTACACCTGAACCCCACGCAAAGTCTGCCCAAAATTCAGCAATAATATCGGAGTTGATTTCGTCACATTTAACTCCATCCCAATAGATACGATAAATGCTCAACCAATCTTCATCTGACATTGCATAGAACCTTTTGATTGACTCTTCTGAATTTCCGTGTACACTTCTCCACGCTTCCCAAGTGATTCCTTTGTTTGTGTGGTAACCACTGCCATCAGGAACGCAATTGATTGCAGCTGAATCTAACTTGTGTTTTGATAACCCACCTTCCCACTTGAGAATGTAGTCTAAATTACAGTGATTTATGTTGCCCATTTTTTTCGATTTCTTTGATAAGTCTATTGATATACCATTGTGCTTTTTGGAGGTCTTCCACTCCGTTTTTGCGATTGTAACGAATAACGTACTTAAGAGCATTGCCCTGACAATAACCTTTAAATGCTTCATAACTCATACTTGCTTTAATTGAATCTATTGCCTCAACTTCTCCTTGATAATGAGGCGGATTGTTTACTATATCCATAGTTTTCTAAACTCTTCTAACGGCAAATCTATTAAAAAATTTTGGTTTCCTAACATATAAACGTGAGTCATCTCGTAAAATTCACTGCATCCAACAACCTTGTCAAGGTCAAGATAGCCGTCTACAACTACTTCAATTTCACTCTCGTTTGTTTCTAAACCTATTTGTTTATAGATAGGATCTACCTGGTTCTCTGTGAATACAAATGGAACAAATATCTTCATCTTGTCTTATATGTGAAAGCGTTAACGTTTAATGACTCGTTGCCATCTTTATATATTCTTTCGGGATGCAACTCTAACCAACGACCACCTAATGGCTTGGGACTTGCCCCTCTCTCAACGTGCCATCCACCTTTACCATCGTTGTACTCTTCCTTGTACGTTGCCGTTCTTACCATTAGTATATCTTTTAAGTGTACTTTATTGTTAGAACTTAATCTCTCTGATGAATATGTTATCTCCATATCTTCGTGAACGTGACCCATCCATATTAAATCTGCACCCTCTATAAAGGTTGACATACGATGAAAGTTCAATGAACCTTTTGAGGCATAAGCAGAACCTCCTGAACCGTGAAAATATTTGATGTTAAAGCGTGTGCGACCTTGTCCGTTATCTCTTTGAAAGCCGTATACTATCCATCCACCATAACCACCGACTTCTACTTGTGTGTCATTGGTTGAATTAAGCCCATAGACAAAGCGTTCAATTACATCTGTCTCTTGTCTTTTTAAGATATTGGTTTCATGGTTACCATAACCTACAACCTTGATAAGGTGAGCATAAGGACTAAACCATTGCACTGCATCATTAACTACTGCATCTAAATAGTTTGACTTGTTGTGTTCAGGTCTTATATCTGATTTGTTTTTTCTTGGGTCATAAGCACCCTGCATTAAGCAGAATGTGTCACCATTAAGCAGAATGTCCGCTCCGATTTCTTTGGCTTGGTCAAGGTGACGTTTAAGCAATTCACGGTCACACTTGGGATTGTCCCAATGTATGTCGGAGAGCAATAATACCTTTTTGGGTTGCCAGTTGTTTCTGAAGATGTGTACATTTGTTTTCATAGTATTAGTGCCAACACAAGTAATGCACTTGCGAAAGCTGATATTGTTTGATATCTATATTTAGCCACTTTTTCGTTATTAGTGGCTATTATTAGTTCTTGAATTATGCTATCTTGACGATGTATAGTTTTGCCGTCATTGTCCGCTAAAACTTTGTATAAAGATAGTTTTTGTCTGCACTCGTGTAATTCAATTAACCTCTCGTTTATTTCCCTGATCATACTGTCGGAGTATTGACAAAAGACTTTCTGTGGTGCTAATGCTACTAATAGAATCAGCATAAACACTTTTAATCGAATCAATCTCTTTGTCAACTGCATATATCTCACGGATAATTATTAAACGAGTTGTATCAGGTTGGTATGTCGCAGTAACTCTCGAGGTATGGTGTGTCGATAGTAAAGTCAATAATATGCCCAGCAACAACATCATTGTGTGAGTCATAAAAGGGTTCTGCCGTTCCATTTACATTTATATCAAAGTCGTTTTCTGTCACGTTTCTCTTAAGAAGTGTGACAATGTCTATAATTATACCTGCCGTGTCACTTAATACCTCAATCGTGTTAGATGAACTCTCGAATGTTCTATCCATTACCATTAACGCAAACTGATAACTCACTAAACGAGTATCGGTGTTAAAGGTGAAGCCATTGGGAACTAACCAAACAATCGGATAGTACTTGACCTCGTCTACTGCAAAGTCGAAATCAGCTCCTACTGCGAACTTTCCCACCATTTTGTGAGACTCCGCTTTTGTTTGTATTGTTTTGATTATTTGATTTAGAGTCATAGTCCTTTAGTTTGGCTTCGTTCTTTAGCCTCCATTTATTTTTCGTAGTCATCCGGGAAGTCATAGTTATAGAAACAATCATCGTCAGTACCGGGCAGATACATACCTCCAAAGAAAGCAGTATTTTTTGGTCTTATTACATCAAAGCCAGTACCAGGATTTAAATATTTAGGATAGTCCGTTGGGTTCTCTTTCAGATAATCTCTTAAACGTTCAGCGTAATATTCTGCCTTGTCTCTGTAGCGTTGCTCAATCATTGTCAACTCGTCAGTAGTGATAGGTGTAGCATTCTCACTATTCCTTGATGCAACACTTTTATTCATAAACTTGAACGTCAAAGGTAACATCGATTCAACGAGTGTGTAGTACTTCAAACAAGGTGCAATGTATGAATCTATCAAAGTTGTGTTTAAAGCCGTTAGAGTGCCGTTATAGGCTTCTGATTGCAACTCATCATAGATACCACTTCCAATGACATCTCTAATGTATATCTCCTGTGCTTCCTTGATAGCACTCTTTAACAACTTATCGTCGAGATTTTCGTTTAAAGGAGTATTGGTCTTAAGGTATGTGGTGCTTATTAAATATACAAAGTTGCTCATAATTTTCTTCTAACTAATCTTGATGCCCAATAGTGTCTGCAATAAGGAACGTGAACGGCAGGTGAACTCCCTTTGACTGTCATCCATCCTCCTCTTCTTCTCCAAACATCATAACCTAAAATAGATGTCATTTGCTCTATATCTTCTCTTGTGTAAAGTCTGTTGAAACCAACTACTCGTCTGCAAAAGTCTCTTGATGTTGGGATAACCTCACTTCCACTAATACCAGGTGCTTTGGTGTACTCGTATCTAACAACAATTTCAGTTGTAACTCCACTATCTTTTAACTCCTTTGAGCCTTGTTCAGTTGTGGTTAGGTCATCGTTTAACAAGCCGTCAGAGATTAACTTGGCAACCTCCTCTGTGATTACTTGAGGGTCAGCTTTAATACCATTGATTAAATCAGCAAGTTGCATTCCAGTGTTAGCGTTTAACCACTGAAGAATGGCAATGCCTAATGTAGATGCAAACTCAAACTTCACTTCCTCAAACTTATCTTTCTCCTCACCAAATTGTTCAAAGACTTTAACATCTCTATCGTCATCCCACCCGAAAGGATTTTGTTTTGACATCTCTTGCTTTGATGACATTCCTAACTCAAGACGTGCCTCATCCACACTGATAATGCCCTTTTCAAATAGGTTCACATAATCTAATCCAATTGGTGGTCTGTTCTTTGTTTTTAACTTAACTGGTGCTATGTATTTAAATATAGAACTAAAAGCACTATCAAGTTGTGATTGTCTTGGCTCAACATATGAAGTTTGAAATGACTCGTAAGATTCAATTAATTCTGAACGTCCACCTAACTGACCTTCAACTCTAATACCGAACAACATCGGTGAAGTAACACGATGACCACTGAATATCTCTTGTTGCACTGTGTCGTTCAGTTGCATAAACAACTTGTCAAAGTCAGAAGGTGCAAGGTTGTCTACTCGTGATGGTGTTTCGTTAGGGTCGTTAAACTGAATTATCACCGAACCTGCATTGTCAGTGCCAGTGAAGTTATCCTTGAATCTCTTGATAGTATTCCTCGCTTCTTGTGCATTTGGGATGCCCTTGAAGAGCTGCACGAGGGTTTGAGCAGAAAAGCCTGACTTAATAGAGTTCAAATGAAAGTTAGCAATCTCGGTGTCTATCTCGATGTATTTCAAAGCACCTACATAAGAAGGTAAAGGATACATCTCCTGACCTGCTCTGTACATCTTGAAATAGTACACTTGCTTGTTTTCACGAGTCGTTGGATTCCAACAAGGATAACGATAATGCTCTGCCCTTCTATTTGACCAATCCTCGCAATAAACGTAATCACCCTCTAAACCTATTCTTACATTTTGAAAAGGTAGATGGTAAATCTCTGCGATTGAAGTTTTAGCCTTATTCCAAATGATCTCAAGTGCAAATCCGTCAAACAACTCCAAGTCTTGTGCTATCTTCTGTTTTAAACTCTCAAAGTCCTCATAAGCGTTTATGCTTGAAAGGTAGTCATTGGCTTTAGCAATGTCCTCTGTGTTTTGTCCGATTATCTCTGTTTTATCCCCTGCTATGTAAGATGCTTTTTGAGTTACTATTGCACTATGTTTAGGTGACTTATTGAACAACTCAATTATCCCCATTGGGTAAAGGTTGTCCTCTCCAAAGGTAACAAAGCCCTTTGACTTGTTTTCTTTGAATATCGGAAGTTTGCTCTCCGCTAAATTTATTCTTATAAAGTTATTTTCCATTCGGCTTAAATTTTTCAGCTGCACTAAATCCAAGTGCTAATATACTCACCCACTCAACGGCTTCTACCAACTTGTCAGAGTTGTAATAGAGCATTGCACCTATTAACGCCATTGCACCTACTATACCCACCACTCGCTTTGAGGATATCTCACCTTGCACTCCTTTGAACATCTCCATTATCTTCTTCATAGGGAAAGTATTTGTCAATTAGTGAATCATTCACTCTATGTATATATAGCAAATTCTCCAAAGTGGAATCAATCACCTTTTGTGAGTGTGCCATTTCTTCAGAATAATCAATGTTTTGTTCAGGCTTTGTCGCCTCTTTTAAACCAAAAGCAACCGTTATAACTGCGAATAATTTAACTGCGATTTTCATTTGATATATCCTAATTCTCGGTAGATACGAATTTCAGAAGATAAAGCAGAACAAATTGAATCTTGTGTCTTTAACATTTTTGACATCTGTTGGAGTTGTTGTTCACATCGTTGTAATCGTTTTTCGCACCTGCTATTAATCTCCCTCGCTTGAGTTTCTGAACGCCAATATAAAGCACATACCACAAATAACAATAGATAAGAGATTGCTTTGGAAGGGTCAGATTGCCACTCTTTAAAGGTTAATGGTATTTTCATTCTCCGTAAATCTTCTCGGTTAATGAAGGTGTATAAGTTGTAACACTTGTTGAATCGTTACACTTCAAAATACCTTGCTCAACTAACTCATCTGCTAAACTTGGGTCAAGGTTGCTATCGCTTGTTTGGGCGTATACCTTATACTCATACTCTCCAGTATAAAGGTCTGCATCAGTACCCTCTATAAATTGGAACTTGTTGTACCTTTCCGTGTACGCACTGACATCGGTTAAAATAAAGTTGTATTCGGTATTGGTTGTTCTATTGGTTAAGCTGAACAAAAAGGTTGGGTTATCGATCGTAACCTTCTCCGTTAATGTCAGATACCAATACTTTGTTTCTGCTTTAGTTATAGTGAGCATTTACTTATAAATAGCAATTATAAAAAATTGGCAAAAAGAAAGGGCAACCTAATGGCTGCCCCCTGGAAAGAAATATGAAAACAAATCAGATGCCTAATGAAGTAACTACCGCACTTTGCACTAAATAAGGTGCTTCTTGCTCAATAGCAGATAGAGTAATATTGTACCCTACCAAGTCACCTAATGCAGTACCAGTTTCAGCAGTCATTGAAGTCACATCGCAACCGTGTTCGTAACCACACAACCAATAGTTGTCGGTGTTATCTTTAACGATGCAGAACACTCTATTTTGTGCTAATAACTTCAACTCGTTTCTTTTAGAAGTAGACAACTTGCGAAGTCTCAAAACGATGTCCGCTTGGTTGAATACTGTTCCATTTTCCGTAGAAACATTTGTAGTAACTGTCATACTACCAGTCTGCTTTGGTAACTCATATTGGAATACGTCACCTGATGCAACTGTGGTAGCAGTAACCTCGCCTGATGCAACTGTAAATCCAGTAGAAGCCCAATCGATTAACCAAATCGACTTTACGCCTCCAGTTGAATCTTTACAGTCTAAAGTAAAACCCTGTGTTAAATTACAAGCCATAATCTTATGCTTTTAAAGGGTTAGACTTACGCAAGGATAAACTCAACAATCTGGTCAGGGAATCCTACTTGAACACCATACTTGCAAGTAACTCTGAAGCGAACCTCGTCGTTATCTTGAGAATACCAGAATCTGTACTCTTCCTCTTCGTTTGCAAGGTCAGTACCTACAAAGAAGTTAGACAATCTACCCAAGTACATTTTGTCAGTGCCATTCAAACCACCAACACCTACCATCTTAACATTGGTAGCAGGAATCATTATTTCCATTCCTTCGCTATCAGCAGCGTAGTGGAATAAGTTAGATGCTCTTAAAGCAGTAGTGTATTTCTTGAAAGTGTCGATACCAACGAATAAAACTAAATCGTCTGCATCTGCAATGTCAGCAGGGATAGCAGCGTACATATCGTCAACCAAGTCATCGATATTAGCAGTAGTGATAGCAGTTGCACTTGTAGTGTTTCCGTCAACCGCAGTTGCATCACCGATAATCTTAACGAATCCGTCAAATTTGTTAGTATTTGGGTTAGTGTTTGAAGTTGCAGTGTCACCTTGCCACATTGCTACTTCTAATAATTTAGCAATCTTGCTTGACTTCTCATTTCCGATTTGCTCTTCAAATGGAACTGCCTCAGGAGAACCTGCTGCGATTTGAGTCTGCATCCACTTCGCCTCTAAAGTTTTAGGACATAAAGTCTCTTCAACCTTAATCTTTCCTACTGTGATAGTACGTTGTGAGAATGTAGTGTTACCACTTGCAGTGTATCCACAACCATCAGCCTGGAAGTAAACGTCAGAATCAAGGATGTTAAGTGCCTCTGCGCTCTTAACTCCTACTTGAACTTGTCCAGCTGCTTGTAATAAAGCAGCAGTCTTGCCACCGAAAAGTGACTTAACAACCAACTCGGTTGATTGCTCATTAGTGTAATTGGTTAAACCAGTAACGTTAAATGCCATAATTTATTTTTTTAGTTGTTTTGCTATGTTTACAATGTTGTTAAAACGCTCCTCTTTCTTTGACAACTTTTGAGGTGCTTTAGTTGGTTCTTCTGATGGAAGTTCTGCTACCTTTTCTACCAAGTCAACAGTCTTTGAGAATGCCTCTTTCATAGTTGAGAACGCTGCCTCATTGTGGTTTAGTTTCTCTTCTAAAACGTGCAATCTTTCAACTGCTTCCTCAAAGCGAGATACCAAAGAATTGAATGACTCAAGTGTTGCAAATTCAACAACTGTCTCTTCACTCATTTCTTCTTCAACTGTTGCTTCTTCAGATGGCTCAACGATTTCAGTTACGATACCACCTTCAGTTGTTACCAACATACCACCCTCAACTTCGTGAGTTGCGTCAGGAGCAGGAATTAACCCTTCGCCAGTTTGAACAAAAATAGGAGTGCCAACTGCAAGTTCGCCTTCCCACTCGATAATAGTTCCGTCTACCAATGTAGCCGTTTCCATCTTTACCTCTTCTTCTTCTCCG